CTATTTGTCCAAAAATACAATTTGTCCCTATGAACTGAGAAATGTTAATAACAGTCCCCGTCACTGAGTCGGTGACAGTAAACCATAAATCTGAACCCGATATCGTATATAATGTTACATCTAGCCCATTAACCCTAACCGATCCGTATATAGGATGTAAAGAGGACCCTATTCCAGGTGTTACTTGTCTAGCAGTAATTTGATGAGTGGTTACCATGGAAGTGTCTAGCTGACCTGCAGCTCTCCCGGTAGTAGTAGGCTGGACATATGGAAATAATTGTGTACCATCAAATAGAGATACTCCAGTATCGGTAGTAGCCATATCTAACCAGCTAGTACTATTAGAGGCTGCAATAAATCCATTTCTTTTTTTTAATTGATTTGGGGAGTCGAAGGTTACATTTTCAGCAGTTATTAAACTGCCGGGCTGCAACTGCTTAGAATCACTTTTAGTGTCTAGAGTTGATAGAAATGGTATTGATATCTTTTGTTTTTGAAGAGCCATTTAAAACACCCATAGATCTATTGTAACAGGCGCACTGGCATTTAGTACCAGTATTCTAGAAGTATCTGAAGAAGTAGAGTCCTGCTTATCATAAAATGTTGCAGATGCTCTAACACGCACAACAATCCATCCCCGTATAGATCTTCCTAGTCCATGATTAATATTATTATCCCCAGAAGTGAGTGCTAATCCTTCTAGCAATATCCCGTCGAGAATTTCTAGATTTCTCAGCTGGTCCAAGTTGGTGATAATATTATCCTGCATTCTATTTATCTTATCATCAGTAAAATTTACGGTTTTTGTTTTTCGTAGTGTCATAACCAGAACATGTCATCCTCAGCATAAATATCACTTATTGAATCACCCTTACCAACATCTCTGTTATTAGCAGCTTCTTCAATACGTCTTTTCAGGGCTACCTTCTGAGCCATAAGCACTGACACATCAGACTCTTCTTTCTGCATCATCTTTATTGCAGCATCTACAACAACATATTCAGAATATGCATTGAGATCTAAGAGAGTATCTCCATCAGCAGATAGGATCGGTGCGGTAGGAATGTACCACAATCTGATTGAAAGTGGTACGGATGGAACTGGTGTGATATACAGCTTAGCACCCATAAGTCTGTACCTTAGTGGTGTAAACCACATTCCGCCAGCTCCACCATAACGTTGCATTCTGTTGCGCTCATTCCAATTTATAGGAGAGAGCGTGGACCAATTAACATTGTTTACACGGGCATCGATCCCAACAAGCTTATAGAAGTCTGAAGCACCTACAACGGTTGCTATGTCATAATATGCCAAGTCGAATGGAGCTATGCCCATGGCAGTATCTGTGAACGAGGGGAGGGTATACAGAGCAGTACTAACGATATACTCAGACCCATAAGCCTGAATCATGATATCATGTAGCTCCGCCACACTATTATTGATGTAACTATTTAATTCAGAATCAGAAATGAACGTACTACCGACCATATCGGCTCGTTGCCTAGCCTGTGTACGCATTGATAGAAGGGTAACGGACATGGGATCTCCTTAGAGATTAGAGGTACTATTTCTCCTCGTTGGAGTATTCTCCATCATCATCACACTCATCTAGGCAGATTTCTATGAATGACTTTAGAGCCTCTTTAAACTTAGCCTTATCTTTTGATTCGATAGCCTCAAAGATCTCGTCTACTGCAGCATCATGACCTATGTCAGAATCCTGTTCTGCCCCATCTTCTTTATCAATCTCTTCCATGTTCTCATGGTCAGGACCTACGGTTCCCATTTTCTTTATGATCATGGACACGATGCCATGCTTATCGTCTGATAGTATCATTGTGTATCCTTAAATAGCTGTTGTATTTTTTAAACTAAGATTCAGAAGTATTGCATCACCGTTTGTAATATTAGTAGCAGTACCCACCACTAAATAAAATATATCTACATACTTCTTAGTGATATCGGCAGATCCATCAGTCTTTACTTGAAACTTTCCATCCCTGGCAGTTGCGCCAATGAGGAGTGACTCTATAAACTTTAACCCACCATGGTAAGAATTGGTAAGTAGAATTCGGTATGTTCCTACAGCCACTTCTGTGATACTAGTAATCCCAACATTAGATGGATTAAGAGCACTAAATCCTTGTGATACTCCACCAGAGAATGTTCCCGTAAGACCATCTCCATTTCCAGCATGCGCTAGGATATTAGTTGATCCACCAGTAGCAGTATTTAGAGTTCTTAGAGAGCTAGCATCAGTAATCGTTGGAACTTTTCCTGTTACGATCCCGGAAGTGATTAGCTGGACTAGGTTCGCCTCTGTGACTGTTACAGGAGTCGCTGTGTTATTAGTACCGTCATTGGGAGTTACGGTCAGAGTTATCGCAGCGGCAGTACCAGTGAAGGCAAATAGAATAGTATTGGTAGGATTCGCAGCAGCAGCATTAATTACTGTATGGAATGTATATCCATTATGTGCAACACCACCAAAGGCTGCCTGGACCTGTGTTAGAGTTATAGGAGAGGTAGTAGCCAGAGTGGCAGTTCCTACAACGGCAGCAGTGTATGTGCTAAGACCGTAGATATCTTTAACTTCCTCTTCTAGAGCCTGTTTTCTTTTAAAATTTCGATTAGCCATTGTGCCTCCTTAGATTGCAGTACTGTTTTTAACTTCAATCTTAACAAGCAGTACATCCCCAGAAGTAGGGTCTGTGGCTGTGCCAACGGCTAGCGTGAAGAAGGTGATGGATTTTGAACTAGAGCTGATTCCATTAGTCTTAACTTGAAATTTAAGATCCTCAGCAGTACTGTTGACGTGCACTACGGAGAAGCTTTTTAGAGCTGAGTAGTAGTCGGTGAGAGTCAGAACGTATAGACCAGCACTGGTTCTAGTGATGCTAGCTATTCCGTATCCAGTAGTCAGAGTAGGTGCACCTGTTCCACCAATAGTAATGGTAGCATACAGCTCCTTAACTTCGGTTTCTAGTGCTTGTTTTCTTTTCCAATTTCGTGATGCCATGAGAGAGAACTCCTTTTAGTCTCGCCGGGGTTTCCGGGGAGCGATTTTAAACGTAGTAGTAGCCTGTAAAGGAAGGATGTTAGGCATTGTAAGGCTATAATAAGATTGATACATATTATAGGGAGTTGTATCAAGTTAGGATGGGTTATATCCGGTACGTAACGCTTTGTAACACTGGTTGTAACGCTCTCAGAAGTAGCTAACGCCGTTCAGCGTAGCCTTGTAATGTCTTAGTGGAGGGAAGCGTTTAGTTACTAAGCGGCGAGTCACCTCTTGATTGTAACCGGTTCTGCTCCAACTGTCAATAGGTGTAAGAAAATGTAAGAATTATTTCTTGAGGATCCGTGCAACCCCCACTTCTGAGATCTTATGTGGTTTGATGTTTGTGGAGTTACATGTGAGGCAGAGTAAGTGCGTAAATACAAATAAAAAAGGGAGCATTGCGCTCCCTTTTAACTTAGTTATAAGTTTTAGTAGACTAAATTAAGATAATTGAATGTTCGCATTAAATCCAGGTGCCCTGCAACCTAATTGAGCGTAGGCTCCTACACGCACTTGCACACTGTCTGCGCTAGAATCACGTAGGAACTTCATACCATCGGTCTGGATGATCTTAGGAGCGTCACCTAGGCTATAAAGCTTCCAGTATTCCATAGAAAGCATAAATGCTCTGTTTCCTGGGCAGTTCTGATCAGGAATTACACTGATAGGACCTCTAGGACCATGAACTAGAATACCGCGGAAGCCAATCTCTGGTGTGATGTTCTTGTCGATGTATTGAACCTTACTTCCGAGTGCCTTCTCAAGCGCAGCGTAGTTTGTATAAGACAAGAAGCAGTAGTCAGGTCGTCCACCTAACTGACCAACTTTAGCAGCAGCATCAACTAGTGCTTCCTCAATTGGCATACCACGTCCGTCATATCGAATACCAGCAAGACGAGTAGCATCAGCACTTCTATCAACGCCGAAGAAGGACTCAGAAGGAGATGGAGCAGTGCCTGGCAACCATCCAGAAAGACCAGTAACGCCAAGATTCTGGTTACCTTGTCTAAAGATATAGTCAGAAGCGGCAATACCTGTACCACCATCGATAGTAGTTCCAGCAGCACTTAGAGTAATGACACCAGTATCTCGATTGATGGCAGTAACAGAGAGAACACCAGTCTTAACTGCACCAGTTGTGGTAGAGCTAAAAGAAAGAACCATACCTACTTCAAAATTTGAACTATCATCCAAAAGAAGAAGTGTTAGGGATGTGCCAGATGTAATGGCAGAGGTGGATTGACCAATAGCACCAGAACCATCTCGGAATAAGGCTACTGCTAATTCACGTGCAACACCTTCGATAGCACCATCGATTTCTAATGTAAGAGCGGACAAGAAGGCACCACTATCATTCTTAGAAGCCTCGATAGTCTCATTATCAATAGAGGCAACACTGTAGTGCTTGGCTCGTGTAAGTAAGAACGCCTTTAAGTAGGTGTTAGTGATGTTAGTTTGTGCAGTACTGAAAGTAGAAGATATACCTTGTGGTAATCCATACTTAATAGGAACTGGCAAGTTTCTACCATCGAAGTTTTTATATTTAGAAACCATAGCGAAAAATGGATTATCTTTGAACACCATGTTTTCTACACGATCAGAAGTATAATGCTGTTTTAGAGCGGCGTCCATAGACGTCATGTTTAAAGTCATGAAAGTTTTCCTTTTAGAAATTGTAGCGTGTGCATTATTGCAACACTACTTGTTTTATTCTTCCCAACGTAACAGCTTAGCTGCTTCTGCTAGGGATTCGTCATTACTCAGAAATCTCTTACTTGGGGTAGAGAGAGCCTGCGTAGATGAGTTAGAGAGAGTCGGCGAAGAGACCTTCACTTTAGGCTGTAGTGCAGGGGCAACCTTCTGGGCTGCCAGCTTCTTAAGGCTCAGAAGTTTTCTAGCTTCCGATTCGAGGTGGGCTTCAACGTGGTCTGATGCTTCTTTTGTGGATAGCACCTTCCCACTGCTTTGGAAATGCTCATCGATTACGCGGAACACTAAATCGGACTGACCGGTCGACTTGATTAGTTCGTATGTGTCTGCATTATCATCGATGAAATTGTTGATACTCAGTTTAAAGTTGTTCAGGACCTCTTGCTCCCGTGCAGACTGCTGGTTCTGTTCACGCTCCTGTAACTCTCTTCGTATCTTATCTAGTTCGGATCCTTGTTTCTGTTCTAAGTCCTGTTTCCAGAGCTCCATTTGCATCTCTGGAGTGAGCTTGCCATCATTAAGGGCTAGCTCTGTGATCTTGTCATAACCCAAACCTAGCTCCTGTAGAGCCTTGAGTGGATTCTGCTTCAACCTATACTCTAGTGGTTGTTGGGCAGGAGCTGCAGGCTTAGCGTCTAGTGCAGCCATGCGTGCTTCTAAGGCTGCTAGCTTTTCACTATACTGTGCTTCCAACTTAGCAATGCGATCCTTACCGGCGCGCTCTGCTTGGTGCACCTGTTTCTCCTTACGGGATAGTGCTGCGAACTTCTTAGAGAATGCATCCTCTACCTTAGGAACTTCCTCTACTGGAAGCTCAGAAATAGGTTCAACTTCAGCAGCAGCGCTCTGGCTGTACTCATCGTACTTCGTGGTAACCTCTTGGGAATTCATAATATCTGACATTATCTTACTTCTTTGGGACTAGCCCGGCGTTTACTAAACGCATTGTATGTCGCCGTTGTAGCGACCTTGGTTACTATTTCTTAAATAGCTCTAAATAATTATTAGTTAAGGCTACTTTCGTAATGATCCATCTCTTCCCGAACTCATCACGTGCCACTACCTTCGTACCCTTAACGGACTCCACCAGAAGTAGAGTGGGGTACCTAGACCATCCCTGCATGGATTTCTCCCACAATGTTCCGACTTTCATAGTACACCCTTATGGGGATGATTAATCCCTGTTCGTATCTATTAGTACCCGTACGGTTATGATGGCGCCGTAGCGCTCGGAAATGGTACTATATCACTTTGGGGAGCTGCCTGTGGACTAGCAATGGGGGTAGCGCCCTGCCCTGCTCGATCCAATTTCGAAGAAGATCTAACCTATCTTCCGGGGCATTCTGTGCTCGGTGTTGTAGGTATGCACTTTGGAATATTTTTATGCCCTGAGCCAGGTTCTGAAATGGTTCTGGTGTTTGATACTCACCATCATTCATCATCTGGTCTATAGTTCTGTGAATGTCATCAATAGCTGCATTATATACATCAGTCACGGCTCTGAGGTCTGGGAAGTCCAATAGGCGCATCCCATCATCCTTGCTTATAAAGCCAGCCTGGATCAGTTCCGTAACATCCTGTAACCTATCAGCAGGACTACTAGATAGTGCACTAATAGGAAAGACCTGCATCATATACTTATCTTCTTCTAGATCTATGTCTTTCCAGTTTATAGTCTCTATGAAGCTCTTACCTTGCACCCGCACTTTGAAATCCACATCCTCGGAATACAAATCCTTCGCTAGGTCTATCATGATCTTAGCAGCATCCATAAAGGACTGTTCATATCGTAGACCAACGGTCATAAATCTCTCGGACTCTATATCATTGTACTCTCTTAGAGCCTTACCACTGTTCAGACCTGCAGGTTTAGCGCTCTGTGCTGATAGTTGCGATACGCCTGTGATCTGGTATGCATTATTAACTAGGCGGTCTAAGTGCCCGAAGAGCTCAGGGCTAACCGCACCCATGTTCATCTGTGTTGGTGGTGTACCTGCATACTTTATGATCCCACCAATCTTATTATTTAGATGGGCAGTGACGATCTTACTGGACGCCTCTACTAGTATCTTAGGGATACATATCAAGTGCATGGCAACCTGGATAGTCTTTAGGATCTTATTAATCTCTACCTGTATGCCCGTAAGCATCTCGGCAATTCCCATACCGAAGAAGCCGACTGGACGCTCCTGGTACCGGTGGAATACAAATGGGAAGTACTGCTTATCGTACTTCTCAAATAGTAATGTTTTATTAGCAATACAGATTGTATGTTTCCCATCCTTAGCATCCTTACTAGATGGTAGGTGCCAGGACTCCACAACCGTAATCATGTTCTTGTGTTTGTTGTACGACGAAAGGCGGAACTCAGTCTCGGAAGTGGATGCAGTGTCAATGGCGATAGCATCTTTCGGGAATAGTCCCTTTAGAACCTCTCTAGGAATAAACTTAGTTTGGTGTAGCGTTCTAGGAGTACCATAAATAGCTTCCTGCTCATCAACCTTGATCTCTTCTACCATTACACGTTCACACCGAATCTCATTGTCCTGGATGAATATCTTAACTGCGCCAGTACCGAAGATGCATGCATCTGTGAAGGCTCTCGTAGCCTCCTTGTATATCCCGGAAGAATAGAATACGCCTTCGCAGAACTTGGTTAGCTTCTTAGCCTTCTGCTGCAAGTCCCAATCCCCCTCATCAGTTAGGAATTGTGGCTTAGGCTTATTCTTACAGATCTTAGCCACGATCGTATCAATCATAGAGCTAATGATATTTAAGGTGACGCGGTGCGATGTGGTGGAGACTGCTTCAGTCTTAGAGTAATTGAATGCCTCTAGACCATAGATGTCATAGTTCCCATAGAGCCGCATGTTGCGGATGTTATCATTAGAGATTCGAGTTTGGTTATTGTCTAGATATGAAAGGTGGGAGAAGATCTCTTTGTAGATGCTATCTTCTTTAGCCATCCACCAAGATTGACCGGATTGAGAATCGTTGTATACGCCATAGTCAGACATGTGAGAACCTTTAGTTCGTTGTTGGGGTATGGCTGGGTGTGTGTAATTACTTGGTGTGGTGTAAGCTTGTGGTACGCTGAACGGCGTAAGCCTACTTCTGGGAACTCTTCATACCCTATTATGTTAGGTATAAATAGGAAAAACCCTGTAGTACCCCTTAGCGCTTTCGCATTCAGGTAGCCTAAGGGCTTCAGATAGGTTGAGGCGGTTTGGGGAGGGCGCTTCTTCAATCCCCTCTACCTGCTCGTCCTTTCATCTGTATACATTATCTCACATCCCGAAAGGATTGTCAAGTGCTAGGAAGCTAATAAATCCAGGCACTTGCGGATCTCTTATTTAGTCTGCCACTAGATGTTTATTTAATTAGTATGGTGCATCTTATTGAGTCAGTGCTGGAGCTAAGCTAAACAAATTATACACTAGGGTTATTAGTATGAAGAGTCTCAGAAGTGGATATGGGGCTTTAGCCGACCACTTGCGGTTAGTAATGATGTCGTATATGGGTATTTACGGAGAGTTGATGATGCCATATAAGGCAGTTATGGTACGCTGAACGGCGTAAGCCCACTTCTGGGAGCGATTAGATACTATATTGTTTGGGAGTTTGTGCCGGTTGGTAGTGATTGGAGTTGTTTTGTAGTAGAGTGAACGTAGAAAACCCTAGAATTGATTAGATTTAGGGGTGGTGATCAGCTAATGGAAGAACGCATTGTTTAGTGTCCAGCTGACCAGAAGAGACTCTCATCTTCCTCCTGCTTCGATACATCCTCTGCGGAATCTACCAGTGTCTTTGAACTATCTAGATCCTCTTTAACGTACAGAGGATGTTCTAGGAATGCTAGATCGGATAGCTCGAATGCGTGGGTCTGGTCTCCATTAGAAATGTTAATGGACCTGACTCTTTCTTTCTTAGCCCATAATATTAAGGCTTTAAATTCTTCTACTGTCACAATCTGACTCCTGTAAGTTAGGCGTTTTAATAATCAAAGGTATCGATGTCCATAATAGACATGTGTTCTAGCTCAAATATTTCTGGATCTTCTCTAGACATGCGTGATAGCTCTGCATCTCTTTCCTCTAGCTCATCCATATATAAATCAGTTCCGGCAGCTCTGGTAAGGGGAACATCCTGCTTTATGTAGTGCATGCAGCATCTGTAACCGTATAATACCGCATCTAGAATATCACTGTGGTATGCCTTAGATATCTTAGGATTACCAGGATCAGTCCTATCCCATATAACTAATTTGGCGTCCTGTGCAAATAGAGAATCCTTACGGGCATGTAGTATTCCCCTATTTAGATCCGCATTCATGAACTCAATATATTCTAACTTCCTAGTCTTATCAGCAGCCTCAATAGGAATGCTATGTCGGCGTAATAGCTCTTCCTGTATCTTCCTTCCTAGTGCACCAGCATCCATTACCATCTTTACAGGTTTATACTTCTTCTGTAGACGTTTAATATTATTGGCGAATTCTGTAATATCCTGCTTAGCATTCTCTAACTCTTCCACAACATAAATTTTATTTAGTTTATCTGAGTATGCCAGTACGGCTATTGCATCACTGTCATTGTATCCAACGTCTGCCGAAAGTATATATTCATACTGCCCCCGCGGCAGTTCGTCGAAATGATTCACACTTTCGTTGTATCGTATTACTAAGCTTTCTTTATCCTCTACCCAGACTCCATAAGTCTCTCTCTGGTATGACGCATCATTTACATCAATACCTCTTAGCTTTCTCTCCTCTGCAAGTGTTACCTCTAAATCTTTTCCATTTAGGGGATCATGCATGTGGGGATTATCGAAGGCTGTCCACTTGAGGTGAAACCAGTTTGGGTTGTTACAATACTCATAGAATGCTCCAGCTCGTACTACTGAGGGCGTACCAGTAAGGAACATAGAACCCCGTAAGTCTCTGAGGGCAGGGATGAGTACATCATCAATAAGTTCTTTGATATAAGAACGCATACTCTGACACTCATCTATATATACCCTGCTTAGTTTAAACCCTCGGAACTTTTCTATTTCTGTTCTATCCTTAACACCACCAGTGAGAATGCGAGAACCATTAGTAAAATGTATCTCTAATGCAAGGTTATCAATCTTACATGGTATAGAGTATTCTTTAATTATTTCCAAAAGCTCTTTCCACATTATCTTTCTTGTATTTTCTCTTGTTAAAGAAATATAAAGACAGGTGGAATTTGATTGGGAGAGGCACGTATCTATGATATCTCCTACAATTCCTAGAGTTTTGCCTGAACGTCTGCTACAATCTGCAACCCGGAAGCGTGGTCCAGGGCTTTTAAAGAAGTCTATTTGTTTCTGAAATGCAAATTTATCAAAAGAAAACTCTTTTAATAGACTTCTTTTTTTGATCTCAGCTTTTATTGCATCAATTTTCATTCAAATTTCTTTCGGTAGTTATATAATTTTTGAATAGTTTCTAAATTATCTCTCAATTTTCCAAGAGAACAGTTGCAAGCAAAACAAAGAAGTCCTCTAATTTCCCCAGTATCATGGTTGTGATCTACAGATAAGGCAAACAGTTCCCCATTTCTCCGTCTACTAGTCTCCGGTTTTCCACAAGAGTCACAAACATCTCCTTGAGTTGACAATTTTAAGTTATAATCTTCAACACTAATTCCATAAAAATGTTTTAAGTTTTGCTTCTTTGATTGTTCAGGACTAGCCTTTTTTCGTATAGATTTTTTGCATACAATACACTCGTACTGAACCCTATGAATGCTAGTATTAGACTTATGAAACTTATCTTTTGTTAAAATTTTTTTACAAATGCTACATTTACTAGTTAATTGATTAAATTTTAACTTCATTTTTTAGTCTCACCTAGGATCAGATCCCTTTTTAATTCTTTGCGGTTGGGGCTCAGAGCGCTTTCGCTCTTCTTCTCTATCTAACATGATCTTATCATCCTTCTCAGTCCAGAGAGATACATTCTTTATGTTTGCCAAAGGAATTAGAAAATGTTCACCATCCCTTTTAACAGAGAAGCACATATATTCTGTAAGAAATTCTATCTCAGAAGTCTTCTTGTGTGCCATTTGGTACGTTGGGAAGAAGGTCTCACTTCCTCCAGGAACTTGTATGGACTGGTATGTGTATAATGCTTTAACTCTCATTTCTTATCTTCCTTTTCTTTGAAACCCTCGAGGAGTTTCTGTTCTGCAGATCCCTGTTCTTGTTCTATTTTATTTATGTATGGGCAGCTAATGTAAGATCCTACTTTAACTCCACCAATTGTAACCGGTGTCATATGTGTCATTAGTTCTGGAGAGCATGTAATAATGGCTACCTCATCTGCACTAGATCCTATAGCATTAGAACCGACTTCGTATAGCTCATCCTTAATTAGATGTTTAAACTTAGAAAGGCTAATATGCATTCTCTTAGCATCTTGTCTTTCTAATTCCAATACTATGTCTTTAATGTACTGTAAACGTGATTCAAATTCCCCTGATCCAATTTGACCTTCTAGACCAACAGAGGCTCTATGAAACATTAATGTACCAGTTGGTGTTACATATCTAATTCCACTATTACCTTCTACTATCCCAGAAGCCATAGAGGCTGCGAAGAAGCTTACAGTATCAATATTGTGAAACTGCCTTAAGAATCCTATAAATCGTATCCCCGCCATTACGGATCCTCCAGGACTGTTTAGTACTAGATATATCTTCTGGGGATTAGATTCTTCCAATGTGAGAATACGTGAGATTGCATAGTCCACTGTAGCCTCTGATACTGGGAAATTGAAATACATCGTGTTCTCAGGCGTTAGGGTGATATTCTTGGCATAAGCAGTACAGCTCAGAAGTGGTAGTAGGATTGCGAGTAGTATTTTACGCATTGTTGGACTCCTTCAGTTGCGCTTCTAGGCGTTGTAGTTGCGCCATCTGTTGTATAATGATTGTTACTAATTCACCACGGGATCTGCGACCCAATTGGAATCGTAAATCTTTTAGGCTCTGCTCTACTACACGGCGCTCATCGGCTGTTAGGATAGCTTCTGGGTCAGTCAGTTTTGCAGCGATATCTTGTGGGGTTGGTTTTTCGTGTTTCATTTTTTATCCGTTTATGTTTGATTCAATTTTAATCTTAAAAATCATTATTTTAATACTCCATCTATCAATCCCAAGTCAATGGCTTGTTCAGGATCCAATATCGTATCGTGGGCAAGAAGCTTTCTAAGAGATCCAATGGTGTAGTCAGGGTTCTTCTCTTTAATACGCTTCATATATATAGACTCCATTATCAAGTCAAACTTACGAGACTCCTCTACCCAGCGATATTGGGTTTTAGCTTCTGAACCCCCTATGCCTATAGATCCATAATGTATCATAACACGTCCATTGGCGTTTATCAAGCGTTTATCTGCAGCTTGTAGTATAAAGGATCCAGCACTCATGGCGCTACCGATGACTTCTATAGTAATCTCACATTTAGACTTAGCTATGAGGTCGTACATGGCTAGACCAATGATACCATCTCCACCGATATTGTTCATCTTTATAGTTATGGGTTCTACGGAGATATTTTCTAGATGATGCAAGTTCTTACAAAAACGTTCGAAGCAATCGTCATTGGTTTCATGTCCCGTAAATATGGTACGGCTTTCATTATGGATATCGAACATGTGGAACAGTTCTACTGCCCCAGAAGAGGGTTTCTTAGCCATTAGCAATCTCCTGGTTGTTAGCGTTTAGAAACTCAGATAGTGCTGGAGACTCTAATACTACTTCTGAGATTGGAGTTTTTATATAATCATTTATTAGGATGTAGGGATGGAATATCAGCGTATATCGTCTGGAAATATGCTGCATGGACTTTGAGTAGTGGCTATACACACCAGGCTCATCTCTCCCCTTGTAGGAATTCATTAACATGTTAAATATTCCCATTAACCGGAAGGTTTTCTTCACGTATGCATAATGGAGACAGAATACGCCATCAATACGGTTAGCACATATGTACCCTAGAATCTGAGAAGGATCATCGTGGGCGCAGGCTACTATTGTGGGGCTGGTTTTAAGGAGCTTTTCTATGAGCCGGTGTTGTTCTGTAAAATAGGTAGTGTTTAGAAGTTTCTCACAATAAGGAGAGACTCTGTAACTCTTAAGCCAGGAACTGAAGATGAAATCCACATCTCCCTGGTTTGCGG